GCTTCGTCTTCTGATTCTTCTTTAGTTTCTTCTACTGCTTCTTCTGTAGATTCTTCTTTGGTTTCTTCTACTGCTTCATCTTCTTTGGTTTCAGCAGTTTCTTCAACTGTGTCTTGAGCGTTCACAATCTCTTCATGTATTGATCTTGCTTTTTCAACGATAACATCGTGTAATAAAGACTCGGCTTTATCTTGTTCACCGTTTACTAGATACTCAAGAACTTGTTCTAATTTTGAACTCATTTCTGACATGATCATCTCCTTTAAAATATTAGTATCGATACTATTATTATACCATATGTATAAAATGTTAATTTTATTTAACAATTAATACGTAGAAGTAGGGAAAACGGGGCAAAATACCCAATTCTGAGGTAAAAATGACAATTTATACGTTTTTTAAGATCTTTTCAAGAAAATTAAACGATTACAGCGCCGGTGGCTGACTGTACATCCTGGCCACGAATTTGGCATTTTCTTCTTGATCTTGCTTTCTAATTTCTCTAACTTTTCTAAGTTTGTTTAGATGCTTTAGAGTTAATCTGGTTTTTCTGCTCGACTGAATGTCCGCTCTGTGATAGTCATCTTGATCAGGAAGATAATTTTCTTTTATGAACTCATTATAACGCATAGTACTTTTATTTATATTCAAAAGTGTAAATACATTTGTTATGTCAAAAATAGTTGAAGAAGTAATAACTGTGCAAGAACTATTTCAACACGAGCTAGACACACTAAATGGTTATATAGTACAACTTGAAAATCAAAAGAAGTTAGACAAAGAAACTAAAAAAGAATTAAAAGAATTGCGTGTCGTGGCCGGGTACCTGATCAAGAGAATTAACAATCAGTTTTCATTGGTTGAAGAACGTCATACTTTACATTAACACATGAAAAAGATTTTTCAAAAGATATCAGTTTACTCTGCGATCTTTATATTTTTACTTTTTACAAAAACGGTGTATGCTCGTGACGTGTCTTTTGAGTTGTTCTTGCTGAACGAGGAACAGACTAGGATCATATTGGCTATCGAAGAATTAAAGTATCAGTTGACTTACATTGATAATGATCACTACGAACTAGTGACCGAAGAAATCAAAGAACAGCTCGATCTACTTTCTGAAAATATACTACAACAGATTGAACTACAAAAATTATTAAACGATCAGTGATTACTGATCTGTGGAATCGGCACCTTGGTTACCACTGATAGGTGATTCTGTGCCAGTGGAATTTTCTTGATCCTGAGCTGTGTTATCTACCGACATCGACGGCATAGGAACGCCACCTACTGCACCTAACCCTTCGCCACTATCCTGTGCTAATGGATCACTTGCAGAATTTTCTTCCGCCCATAGTCTCTGATTTTCAAATATCTCATCTTCTGTGAGTTTTAGATAACGCTTCATTGCGAAACGTTTGCTCAAGTATGGTAACTGTTGTACTTGATTGAACATATTGACCAACTGCGTATCGAGTTCGATCTGTCTGTACTTGCCAAAGTTTTGCGGTTCATTAAATTGTAATTCAAACATACCAGAATCAATTTCAATGCCTCTGTGTTTTAAAAACATTTTGAATTCCCTGTCGATGCTTGGTTGAAGGAAGTTCTGTATTCTCTTGCAAAATTTTGTGAACCTGAATTCTTGAATGTATGCCGTTCCCACTCTGCCATCTGTGAAAGCAGTCTGCGGATCGTTTGGACTACTTGGCAGATAAGCACTTGGCACTCTCAAGCCTTTCAACAATTTATCATTGAAGTATCTTAAGTCATCTATCTCACCTAAGTTGGTACCGCCTGGTAGTGTTTCTACTTTAGAACCACGTCCTTCTGACGTTTGTGCAAAGAAGTAGTCTTCTATCATAGATAATGGATTGTATGTTGCATCCATAATATTTGCACCACCACCTGTTGCTGATGGAATACGTCTTTGATGTATTTCATTTTTGATTCTCTCAATGAATCCCATTGCTTTAGAAGTTGGCATATTTCCTACATCAATATAGAACACTCTTCTTTCAGGTGCTCGTTGTACCCTGTAAATGATCATTGCATCTTCTAATAATTCTTTTTGCTTGTAAGTTTTAAAAATAGGTTCTAATAAACTTACACCAAAAGGCCAAAATCTATCCATGCCTTCCGTTAAACTCAAATGTACTATGTGTGATGCGTCAATTGGATACGTTTGTGCATCACGTGAAAATCTTGTGTTACCAAAGCCGCCGCCTGGTCCTTGTCCATATGGCATAGCCGCTCTGTTGCTCATACCGCCCGACATAGGATGACTCATCGTGCCACCAACACCACCTTGTGTGCCTGTTAGCCCCTGTGAGTATGTGTCTGACGTGATGTTTAAATTCTTGATATTGAGGTCTAAATTCTTAATGAAATATGCTTCAGGCTTTTTACCCTTGCCTTCATTGACCACTATACGTTCCACGTTTCCTGGATCTACCCAATACCATTTATAGGTCTGTGGATCTCTAACGAATATTTGATCTCCGTATTTCAGTGTGTTTCTGACCATCTTGAAGCAACGTTTCTGCCATTGGTTTATCTTGTTCCATTGATTTAGTGCTTCAGTTAATAACTGTGATTCAGTGTCTGTGGGATCTTCTCGATATTGTATGTTGAATGGAGAACCATTCTTTTCATTTGCCTGGCTAGAGAATTCTGCAATAGTATCTAGTGCGGCATTGATCTCCGTGTCAAGATCCATCATGTCATATTGATAGTACCTTTCACGCCTGTTGGGTTGGCCTGCATATACTTCAGGCAACCAAGTGTTGTATCTACTGTTAGTTGCTGTTCCTGATGCAGAAGTCGTTGAACCTACCGGACTCTTCTGTCCAGTTTCAGTTCCGTATTCTTTGAAATATTTACGCCATGACATATTGTTATTTATAATATATTGTTTTTATCGATCTGTCAACTGATTTCTGCTACGGTGACACATATAGCATATCATCTTGTGTTTTAATCAATGCATCAGTGGCTCTCTTGTTAGAACTTGCTGACGAAGTGGTTGATTTTGCTGTGGCATCTGTGTTTTCAATGACCTTATCCATTTTTTCACTCAATTCGTGTAGATATTCTACTGGCTCTTTGGTCACTTTTGCTTTTTTCATGTATTCATAACCACTTCCAAACATTGGTGTTATCCTTATACGTGAATTGTTAGAGAATATCTGATCGGAAGAACCTGTGTTTCCACCTGTTCCACTGCCCATATTAAAAGGGTTATCGGTGTTGCCAAACTTGTATCCATATTGTCCCACTTGGTCTTCAATTCTTTGTTTTATGACATCGTCACTGATGTCACGCCTGTTTTTACCTCTACGATCTGTAATAGTGGTTCTGACTCCTACACCTTGTGCAAAAGCTCGTAGTGCCGAGGACTTGTCTTGATCTGTGGTTGCTTGTTTGTATGCTTCGAATAATTTATCATACTTGTCTAGATCATCTTGTGTTGTACCAAAAGGTAAGGCTCCTGCTAATCCTCTGTTGATACCAACCGATATTGATCCTGCCAGTGCAGGTCCCATACCTGTGAAAAATCCAACCAATTTCCTAAACGCACCATTGATAATATTGAATGCGTCACCTTTCAAGAAGTCTGCGAATTTTCCAAGCCACGTGGTCACATTATCGACCACTGCACCAAACCCTGCCACTGTTTCGGGTGTTACGAATGCGATTAATAATTTCTGGAACGCTGTTCTAACTTTCTCAATCGCTAATCTTAGTTGTAGTTGTGCTTTACCTAATGCATCAGGACTGATCTGATTACGTAGATTGGCTAATTGCTTGAACGTGACGTCATCGATTGTCTCATTCAAGTTTGCTAACTTGATCACAAACTTGGCCATCGGGTCACCACTGATCTCTAGAGCTCTCAGAAACTGTCTTGAACTGCTGTCGACATTTGCTATTGCTGATCTAAATGTGTCAAGAGATCCTGCCACATCACCTCCTGTGGACGCGGCATTCTGTATGTTCTGTAGACTGGTTAACAATGCTGGACTAACTCTGGCCAGATCTTGCCCGAACTGTGTAAACTGTAAGCCACCTCTACCTATACCTTCGGCCAACGCTGTGGTCAGTTGTCCACCTGCTTCTTCACCAAATGATGCCAGGCCAGCAAACCCCATTTGTGCGGCCTGTAATGATGACGCCCTTACTTCCGTTGGAAGCATCCTCAACGCATTAGTGAACGCTTCAACTTGACTGGCCTGTATCGTCATCTGTCTGATCAGATCACTTGATGTGTTTGTGACTTTAGTAAATGCCTGTGATACTTTTAGAACCTCGACCGTGGTTGAAGCGATTGCTGTTCCATTTCCTTCTAGATTGAAGCCTAACTGTCTGAGAACGTCTGCGGTCTCACCTGTGGCGGCCGCGAGCTCTTGGTTACTTAATCCCAAATAACCTTGTTCTCGAGTCAATTTCTGTACTCCTACAATTGCATCACTCAATGTCTGTGTGCCAAATTCTCCAGCCGTGATTGCAAATTCTTGAACCATCTCGGCAAACTGATCCACTGTCAGGCTGGCATCTGCGGCCTGTGTTGCCAACGATGCGACACCCGTGGCCACTCCCCCACCGCCGAACCCGGCGTTAGAAGTTATTCCACCTAAACCTCTCCTGAATAAAGTGTTGTCCAATTGGCCCAATCTCAAAAGAAACTTGGTCGCCGCTAATATTCCACTTGCCAGACCGGCCAACCCTGCTGTGATCGGATTAAGGAATTTGCCAAATTTACTCATTCCTGATAAAACACCACCAAACACACCTCCGGATCCGGCAGTGCCTTGCAGTATCTTTTCTAGAAGACCTGCATTGGCCTTGCTATTTTTGTTCAGGGTGTCCTTGAGTTTGGCTTGATACGTATCATCTTGTCTGGTTTTCTTTTCTTGCCATTTTTGTTGCTTGTCAAGTTTGGCTTTGATCTCATCTTCTTTTTTAGACAGCGATGATAAGACACTGTTGCCTTTCTTTTCTTCACGAACGCTCTGTTCAATTTTTGCGGCCAGTTTCGTGTCGACTGTTTTTATCAACTTCTCTATGGTAGAGTCGTAGGCGAATTCCGGTATTTCTACCTCTTTTCCATCAATTAAAATTCTTACCTTGTCAGCCATGATAAATAATTAAGTACGTACTTAATACTCCCAATAAGTATCTTATACGAATATTTATTAAGCGAATAATATACGTACATAAAAAAAAGGAATAACAATGGAAGAAACAAGAAATACGCAGAATCCGTTAAAACAGTTCTACAGAACACCCAAGGTCTATGTGCAATTGCCATCACGTGGTCTATTCAACGATGTGAGCAATGAGGCTGTGACAGGAGAAATACCAGTCTACGCCATGACCAGCAAAGATGAACTACTAATGAAGAACCCTGACGCATTACTGAACGGAGATGCAGTCATCGGTGTTATCAAAAGTTGTGTCCCCAACATCGGCGATCCAAAGAATTTGCCGGTCTGTGATGTGGACTTATTATTGATTGCGATACGCATGGCCACATTTGGAGAATTCATGGAAGCGAGATTGAAGTCTCCCCACACAGGAAAGACCGAGACGTATGACATCAATCTCAACAACATACTTGAAACCGTAAAACCTCTTCCGGAACAGAACTCTGTTGTGCTAAACAACGGATGCACAGTTCATGTCAAACCTTTCACTTACGAAGTACAGACCAGAATAAACCTTGCGGCATATGACCAAGCCAAGGCCTTGAGAAACGTCAATGAGGCCAGCAACAGCAGTAACGAAGCAGAAAAATTTAAAATGATGTTCGTGAAATTGGCCAACATCAACATGGATGTCATCGCAGAAAGCATTCAAAAGATACTGACTCCAAATGGTGATGTTGTGACCGACACTGCCATGATAAGAGAATTCCTGGACAATCTAGAAACTGTGGATACCAAATCGATTGATAAAAAAATTGATCAATTGAACAAGGTCAGCACATCGATCAAACAAGAAGTGATCTGTAAAGAGACGGAGAAACCGTTCGAGACAGAGATTAATCTGGATCCTTCGGATTTTTTCGTAAGTTCTTAATCACAGCCGATCCTTCTGAGGTTGCTACCTACTTCGAGGAACTGGCACAAGAATCCAAAGACATCAGAAAAGTAATCACAGAGATCTGTTGGTACATGAGAGGATCCATCAGTTACACGGAAGCATGGGGTCTATCATATGAAGATAAAAAGATCATACAGGAATTCCTCAAGGATAACGTGGAACGTTACAAAGATTCAATGACACCTGTGGTCTAGTTTATGAACTTGGCCAATGTAGCCATGCAGATTCCAGTCAGAGTGATACCCACACACATCGACCACCAGAATCCATACTGCGAAAGCATGAGAACAAATATAGGAAAGAACAACAGGCTGACCAAGACAAAATATACTGTGTGTACACTCAAGATCTTGAACGTCTCTACATCCACTCCGGCATAATGCATGAAGATTATCGACACAATGCTGGCCAATGGTATCCCTAATATGAATGCTCCTATAGTAGGATACTTTTCACTGACCGTACTCACCGTGGCTATGATCAATCCGCCTATTATCGCTTTCAGTATGAATTCCATGCTATTACTTATTGGCTTCTACGTAGGCACAAGGCTTACGCCCTGTGGTACAACGCTTCGCGTTAGTTCTTTACCCTTGTGATTGTGTTGATATTGATTATTGTGATATGTATGTGTTCTTTTAGACCTATTACTTGAAGATTTGGTCATACTTCACCCGTTGCCGGGTGAAGGAGATCCCATTACCAGAGACCAGTCATATCAACTTGCGGAACCTAAAGAGGCGGTTGGCCTGTACCCCTATCATTCCTGCTTCATCCAACGGAACCCTAAATGGACAAAGTTGACTATCCATAAAGAGCTGACGGTTGCTTTTTCTCATTGCCGTCATCATTTGTGCCTGAGTTAACACTTACCTTGCGACATCAGATTCACCACCTTTGCTTCGGCGCATTTCTGAGATTACTATCAATTGGGTCGCTATATTGCCTGTGATTTGCCTGTTCAAATGCCTATAATGATTGACTTTATACTAAAAGAATCACAATGGTCAACCTTTTTTATTTGCTCTTATTAAATAAGTGTCGTATAATAGTCATTATGAGTGGTAGAAAAAGCAAAAACAAAGGCAAATCCTACGAAAGAGATATAGCAAATTTTCTTTCTGATCTGTACAAAGAGTCCTTTACAAGGGTACCTTATTCGGGTGCTTTCGTGGGAGGACAGAACATAAGCAGAATACAGAATTTAAGCGAAAGTCAAACACGTGGGTTCAAAGGTGATATCATCCCACCTGATGATTTCCGTTTGTTGGTCATAGAAGCAAAGAACTATGGAGAGTTCAAGTGGAACCAGTTCGCACTAGGTGAACAAGTCAAGCAGTTGAACGAATGGATCAAGCAATCGCAAGATAGTTGTGAGCCACAGGACAAATGGTTGTTGTGCGTGAAGATTTCTAGACAAGGTGAGTTTGTCATGTGGGATCCTGCACAATGGAATAATCTAAAATATCACAAAGGTTACCTAGGAATTATAGGTCACAGTCACAAGACATATCATTACATCAACGCTAAAGAATTCTGGGAATCAAATAAAGATGCCGTCAAAGAACAAAGTAACGACAGATGATTTCAGTTTGGTCATATTAAAAAATGACACATTACTGAAAAGTATCAGAGATTATTTTTATCAAGATCTCTTACATGATTTTAAATCTCATGATATTTTTCACAGCAGTGTAGAAGAAGTCGGCACGACACTAGAACAGATACGTACCAAATATGCGGTAGTCATACAGGAAGGCATATTCTTTTTTGACCATTTAGATAACAACTTTTTAAAAACTGTTATGAGTGATCTAGAAGATTATGCTTTAGTTGGACATATACTCGATCGCAAAGACAGATACTATCATCTACACCCACAACAGTTCATAGTAAATCTAGAAAAATGGAAAAACATAGGCAGTCCTGATTTTAATCGCAGAGCCGACAATGAATTATCAACTATAAAAAGATCGCAGGATAACTTTCATGATGACCACACACCAACATGGATTCAAGTAGATGACGGTTTCACATCTTGTGAAAAATTGAAGTTTGGCGGATTTGTTATCAGTGAGATGTTGAAACACAATCAAAAAGTGAGACCTTTCAACGCCAATGAGAGACACGTCAAAAAATTTGTTTACTATGAAACACAAGAACAGATATCTCATATGTTGTCATACGAACGATTACATCCAAAATCTTTTTATTATGCGAAAACAACCAGGAGTTCAAAAAAACTGTTCAGTCAGCCTGCTTCACATTATATTTCAGTTGCCAATGCAGTCGAGAGTCTGTATAAAATAAAAGATGTCTACAGAGATATAAAAAAAATAAATTTTTATGACATATCAATCACGGCACTGCTTTTCACCGAACTCTTTATCAACAATTTCAAGAATGATTACAAAAAGTTTGTGAATGATTTTGACAACATGGGAGCGAGACTATGGACCACGCTGGACCTATCATCAGAAAACTATTATCAATTGGATGACTACAAAGATGTTGATGAAGTTAATGATGTTCTAGAACACATCAGGGCCAATGTGGAAGTCAACTATTATTATGGAGATATAACCAGAACCTCTATAGTTGAAAAAACAAATGACCCAACGGTCATGTACGTCAGTAATTCATTTAACTATGAACACAATTTTATCAGAGCAGAAGAAAAAACTTTTTGGCAAGAGAAAGTTAATCTTAACGAGAATATAAAAGAAATTTTATTTTAGTTTTAACAAATATATGCTGTGATTGATTAATTCGACGATCTCGTCGACTTGATTTTGTATATCACCATAATTAACAGTTTCTTTAAACTCTTCATAGATATCTCTCAGTGATTCGGCACTTTCTATCACTGTTTCTACATCTGTGTAGTCAGCAAGTTCGACACTGCCTTGATCAACTGCGATAATGCCTTTACGACCTTGCCAAGACTCAACCAATCCGTCTGTTAATTCTGATAATTTAGAGTAGAATTCACCTAGTGCTTCGTGTTGAGCGTAACTAGGGGTCTGCCAGTGGTAATAACGTAACTGGTTGCCATATTCTAGTGTGTATCTTATTAATTGTTCAAAGTTCATTTTTTACTCCTAATTAAGCATTGTTATTTATTTTATTTTATTCTGTGTCTTCCAACTCTGTTCGAGCATAGGTAAAAAACGATTCCAGTCTTTTGACCCATGTGCAATTATATGTATTCTTGGCTCATTACTCCTATTCCATACAGCGTGTGGCTGTCCTACATCTACAAGAAAAGCACTGCCATGAGTAAAAGGCACAGTCCCCCAATTTTTATATCTAAATTCACATCCAATGGGATTATATATAGAAACATTGACTGGTGCGAGATGTCTCTGCTGTAAATCCTGATGCGGTAATATGTAGCCTCCCGGCTCGATCCACATAAATCTTAAACGTTTATAGTCTTTATAAGGAAATGTTTTTTTAAAAAACTCTGTGGTCAATGGGCATTGTTTTGAAATGCTGGTCCAGTTGTATTCTGGTTCAGGTTTATTCTTGAACTCGTCGTAGTATTGCCAGTCGTTTGTATAATGCGAATCTATTCCATGTAAACACAGACTCTTCCAAGAACCGTCGCCTTCTGTTTCTCTGTGTACCACAAAATAGTCTTTTATGGCCATGACTTCTTTATAGATCTCTATGTAAGGAATGTCAATATCTAATTTTACGTAAGGAACGGTTGTATCTTCACTCAACCATTTGTAGATATTTTTACCGTTGTAATCAGGTGTGAAGTGCTTCTCGAGTTTTTCGGTTGAATTCATCAGTGTACGCTCACGACCTCGAAGTCTTCACCGAATGAAGTGAAGCCATTTTCTTTGACCACATTCATTATACTGTTTACACGACCAGTTAATTCATCTTTGTGCGAGATTAAAAATACATTCTTGTTTCTTTCTCTGGTCATTTTCTTTAGTATGGCCATACTAGATTCAACTCCCTGTGTGTCCATTCCTGAATCAATTAATTCATCGATGAATATTAGATTGATTGGACTGTTAGTAGATTCATAAATGTCTCTAAATGCCCAACTCAGACCAAGTATAAGTCTGTTACGTTCACCTCTGGACAAGTTATCAAAATCTAATTCTCGACCAAGTTCTGTGATGTTAACCGACAAGTCTGATTGGAACACCACCTCATGTGGCAATCCTAATTCTTCAAGATAATTGTTGAGTCTCGCATTCAGATATGCTAGATTTTGATCAATAATCTTTTTTCTGATAAACGAGTCTTTTGATGTCAACAGCCTGTACAAGAATTCTTGGTGTTCTTTTAGTTTGGTCAGTTGATTGATCATGTTGTAGTCAATGTCTTCCATGTTCTTATCCTTTAATGTTTCGATCTGCTCGATGTGAGGATTGACTTCATTTTTAGTTCTTTCATAACTGATTTCAAGGTTACCTAAATTTTGTTTGTGCTGGTACGCCTCATCCACATCAGAATAAAAAGTGTCTGGCTTCTTGCCAACATCGCCTATCTGTTGTATACGATTTTCTGTGTGTGTTATACTTTCTTGTAACTGTTGTAAATTTTGTGTGTATGTCTCAATACTACTGTTGGTGCTGTTGATAATTTTTTGATGTGCCGAGTCATCGTGTATCTGTTGTTCACACATGGGACAAGTCTTCTTCTCTAGAGAATTGATATGTTCTTTTAATTGTGTGATTTGTGACTCCGTGTTATTTTTTTCACGAATATCATAGTCTAGTTGTTTTTGGAAACTAGTAAGTTCTTGCTGTTTTTCTTTCCACACGACTAGTTTTTTATGTTGTTCTAATTCTTTCTCTACATCGATTTTTTTTAGTTCGACAATTTCAGCAGAAATACTTTCTAGTTGTTTTTCGTGTTGGTCGTCCCACGCCTGGCTTTTAATTTTAAACTTTCTGATAGTTTCTTCTATTTTTTCATTACTGCTCTTAACGGCTTCAATTCTTATTTCTTCATTTTTTATATCTTCTTTAGTCAAACGAATTTGTTCTTTCAATCTGTCTGCTTTATTTGACAATTGAGTTATGCCTAATAATTCTTCTATAATCTCTCGCTGTTCTGTAGGTTTCATGGCCAAGAACGGCTGGTTATAAGTGTTTAGTGCCACGATGTTTTTAAACAAAGAGTGGCTCATGCCAAACACACGATTGATTTCATCTTGTGTTAGTCTATTCTCACCTTGTGCTTCATCTGTGTCTTTTTCATTAACCACTTCATCGTCGACGAAAAATCTAAAATAGTTAGGTTTTCTACCTCGATCAATCTTGTAACTACGCCCGTGTACTTCAAATTCACAGGTAACATTCATTGCTTTTTGATTGGTTTTATTAATTAGATTGTCACGCTTGATGTTAGTTATAGCATCACCAAACAAACAAAAACTCAATGCATTGATTATGGTGGTCTTACCTGTACCGTTACGTGATCCCTCACCACCAAGATCTAAGTTGTTACCCAACACCAGTGTCAAACCTGGTTGATCCAGTTTCACAACCTGCGTGGCGGCACCCACACTCATGAAATTTTTGATTGTCAATGTTTTTAATTTGATCATAATCTGTTATAAATTTCTATCAAAACGCTGTTGTCAAATGTGTCAGATTCTATATTTTTTAATTGATCTAACACTATCTCATCTACACTTTGGAATTTGATTTCTCCTTGGAATTCTAGCTCGTCCTCGATTTCTTTATGAGGTAACAAACTAATTTCTCTCAAATTATATGTATTCTGGAAATTCTCTTTGATGAAGTTTGCTTCTTCATATGTGACATCTATGTCAATTTTTACTCTGACATTGGTTTCTGGTTCCAGATATTCATCTGGAGATTCTAACAACTTGCTCAACGAAATAGTTCTATATTTTGGACCTGCAGGCCATATCATGAATTTAGGATCTTGCCCCCACTCCAACATCATACAACCTCTATCATTGTCCCATGCATCAGCATAGTTGTGAGCAAATGGATTACCTATATAACTCACGTTACCTTTGTGTTGTCTTTTATGAAAATGTCCTGAGAACACTCTTTCCACATTAGAGAAATGGGTAGCATTCAGTTCACCGTGATCTGGCATCTCGACCATGGCATTCATCTTGAAGTTTGGAAGTTCAAAATGACCAAACATATATTTGGCTTTGATTTTTTGAATCTTCTTCCACTCATTACCGATAAGCCATGGTATCAATGCTACATCATCTTTAACGACTATTTCATTAACAACTTTGATGTTAGGGATTTCTTGAGCGAACACCACTGAAGATATCTCACGCTTGTCTCTGTAGAACAGGTCGTGATTACCTACTAAAAAATAGGTCTGATCAAATGCCTCACTCAGTCGTTTGAGATTAGAGATGGAATAGTTGAGTGTGCTGATGTTGATCGACGATCTATGATGATGCCAGTCGCCCAGAAAGATGCAGGTTTCTGCACCAAATTTTTTTGCTTCGTCTATGAACCAAATGACAAAATTTTCACAATCATTGTTGTGTTGTCGTGAGTTGTTCTTTAGACCAAAGTGAATGTCCGTGAAACAGGCCGCTTTTTTAAACATATATCAATCTCAAACTATTGAGACATTATACTACTTTTGCTTGTTCTTGTCAAGAAGTTTTGGATAAAAATTATCAATGGTGACACCGAAATCTTCTTTGTTTCTCATTTCGTTTTCTAACTGTCTAGTGTATGAAGGATTCTGTCCTGATTCTTGTAGTAAATCGTCTCTTAAACTCTGGTGTTTCTTTTCTACATTTAATATTCTGGTAAATGAATTTGTGATGGCCGCTGTGTAATAGGCAAATGGGTTGGCACTTTTTGATTCATCAAACTGTAGGCCAATTTGACTCAACTGTAACAATGCTTGTGATTGCATTTCGTCGTTATAAGTGTAACCTCTCCAGTTACCTCTACTGCCATATCTCTGGCATAATTTCATGAACATCAAAGCCAACTTGTTGGTCATTTTACCATGAGTCAAACTGAACTGGTTATGACCTGCATGATGACTCCTGCCCACTTCGTGCCATTCTCCGTGTTCACCGAGAGCATAGTGCTTGAAAGGAATAAAATTTAATTTTACTTTCGTATCTGCAACTGTTTTAGGATTGGCTTTCCTATCTAGGTCATCGGGGATATGATCAAATGTGTAGACCCTAATGACAACATCAGTGTCCTTGATATCTTTGAGTTTGATCTGATCTTCTTCTTTGAGCTTGGCCTTGGTTACTCCCAATTCTTCGCACTTTAACACAGTCAGTCTCTCAACACGATTTTTACGTGCTTCCATGATTAACTTTTTAGTCAATTTTTCAATAGGCTTGTCGAATATCAAATCATAATCTTGATACTTGGGATCTTTGTACCAACAAAAACTGTTCTTGCTTTTGTGTATCTCTTTTAAAATATCACGGTTATTTAAATAATTAACTCTTTTCATGTAGCATATAATATGATAAATGTTGCCAAAGGTCAAATCTTTTTTAACTGCTACTATAATTATTACTATAAATATCATTATGACACTCATTAACAACGACTATAGAGCGATACTACAAGCCAAAACTGGCGGTAAAGACAAGGTGTATGGTCCTAGGAAGCACGACAACATACTTTGGCCACTGTGGCAGACAAACGGTATGCTGATGCCATATACACCTGCGATACAGGTCAGTCACACGCAAGTTGATTACTCGCAGTACAATCTACCTCAAACTAACTTCGATTACTTCGCATTTTCACGTAGGAGTTCACCAGCGTTGAGTATCACAGCACCATTCACAGCAAATGATTACGAGGAAGCCAGATATATGTTGGCCGTCATACATTTTTTAAGATCTGTGACAATGACATACTTTGGTGTAACGAACACCAAGTATCGTGGATTACCTCCTCCGGTTTTACTTTTTAGCGCCTATGGTCCTTTTATGTATAACAAGGTTCCAGTACTGATACGTAACGTAAGTTTTGGTCTAGAGCAAGACATTGATTATGTGCCTGCAGGTGGAGACCCAGACAACGTGTTCAAAGACATCAAAGAAGATCCTATTGCGGACACTGCCGACCCGGGTGTGATAACGTCATCTCCAGCAACAGATCCATGGGAATTTGACAGATACATTGCAAAATCTTATGTACCGTCAGTGTTAAACGTTTTTATGGACGTGGTATATGCACCAATACCTGCAACAATGAGAGACAAGTTTGACCTTGAAAAATTCACATCAGGAGAATATGTCAAGGATGGCAATGAAAATGGAGAGAACGGATTTATCTAATGGCTAATAAAACATCACCATACTACAAAACACCTGTCATCGAAGATTACCTTGACATCATTAGTATGCCAACCATTGACAAAAACGTCAATGACGAGTATTATACGATAGAATCAAAGTACGACAGAAGACCAGATCTTCTGGCTTATGATTTGTATGGCAACACAAGATTATGGTGGGTTTTTATAAAAAGAAACATGAACGAGATACAAGACCCTATCAACGATTTTAGAACAGGTTTGACAATCAGGATACCAAACAAACAAACACTGTCGGGGTTATTGACATAAAATGATACCATTAAGAAATCTTATTGGCAAAAAATATTTTGAGCCAAACATTAGACACGAACATGAGTCGGTGACTTACGACATCACACTGGCCATGGCCACCACCGAAGACACAAACAGATGGCTCCGATATGAAAGAGAATTAGAAGGAAACGGACAAGCAAAAGAACTCAACACCCTTGATAACAAAGAAATCTTTAAAAATGAAGTGATTGTACTGGCACAGAGTGCATCTACTGTGACTCAAGTCACACGACTAGACATAGAAGGTTACACATCTCCAAACCAGAGAAACAGCATATCATATTCCACCAAGATGAGAATGAATGTGCTTCAACCACAAGGCAATACGTTCTTGAGAAACATCTACAAGAGTGCGGCACTGTTAGATATAACGAACCACTACAGCCATCCTTATTTTTTACAGGTATATTTGAAAGGTAGAAAAGCAGACGGTTCTGTGGAACAAGAGATACAAGGTACCAGAAGATGTTATGCCATATACATCACTAATATAACCTATCGTGTTGAGCTGGGTGCCACCAACTATGAAATTTCAGCGATAAGAACAGGTAACATGGGTCTAGTCGATGATCACAACTTGGTCGCTGACCTAGAAATGAAAAACATCAATACATTTGATGATTTCTTAAAACAGTTAGAAACAGAATTGGCTTCACAAGAAAGACATTTCTTGGGTCAGAGCAAATTGATACTAGACAAATATAAATTCAGAGTGGCAGGTCCACCTGTAGAAGGAGACCAGCCAACAAATAAGTCCGATTCTGCCAATCGCACAGACTTCTTAAATGCACCAATAATATATGACGGTGAAAATGAAAACACACTAGGGCAAAACATCGCAGATGGGGGAGTTAGAGCAGAAGTTGAAAAAAATACTCCTATAACCGAGATACTTGAAAAATTCATCGCACGGAATGAATGGATATACAAACATTCAAAGAACGTCAGAGAAGAACTGAGTAAATCTTTTGCAGAAGGAGCCATGGCAAAGGAAGACCAACAGAGCTTTAAGAAACTTTTACTTGATAAATTCATACCAACGATCAGCACACATTCGACGATTATCAAATATGATCCTTTGAGACGAGACTATGCTAGAGAATTCACTTACACAATAAACCTAGTGCCAATGACCACACCATCAGCGGCCATAAGAGAAGAATTACAGAGCAATCCACGATATACCAAAGAACGTATAAAAAATATCATATCCAAAAAGAGAATGGTCAAGAGATATGATTACTTCTATACTGGATTGAATCTTGATGTGTTGAACTTTGATATCAACTACAATTTCCAGTATGTTTACGGACTAGACACTGTGGTAGGATTATTCAACAAATACGGTAATCAGTTCTACAGCAAATTCATAACTGAGAACAGCAGTCAGAAAAAAATTGACAGCCTAGGTGCTACTAAAATGTCAAACACATTTGACACTTTTGTGAAAGACGGTGAGCTAGATGGGAATGAAAAATTCCAAATAGCCAAATACAGATATGATATATTACGAAAAGCAAGAGATATCTATTTAGACGCCGACGGTGTACAACCAGACCAAGATACACTAAATGCATATAACCAACTGGTCAAAGAATACAACGAAACACTATCCTTGTATAACCAAACAGGATATGATGATGTTGGTAACAACTTGGGGAAAGTACAAGAGATTTCGCAAAAAGAATGGGAATTTAAAAACGAAGTTGTGAAAGAATATTCAAAACTAGGAACCACAAAAAGATCAGGTACCACGTATGCTGAAAAGATTAATGATCAAAGATATATCAGCACCACACAAACACAAGGCACCAAGATGCCAGTACAATTCTATGAAAGATATTTCAAACCAGAGTCAGAAGGTATGATAGGAGTGGGAGCAAATTCAGACTTCCATACCATATTAAAGAATGCCAAAGTGGGATCGAATGAAATGGTAAATGCTGTGTTAGAGATCATAGGTGATCCTTACTGGCTTGATGGTCCGGGTATGTCAGAAACTTTCAACAACAAAGAAATGGTCAACTATAGACAAGAAGTTGTCATATTGTTTTCAAGTCTGATACCTGGAACGCCAGAAGAAGAGACCGGATATTTGCAGACAGCAGAATCTAGAGCAGATGAATTTTTAACTGCACTGTACAGGGTATGGAAAGTAGATCACACATTTGAAAATGGACAATTCACGCAGAGATTATCCATGGTAAGAGATACAATCACAGACTTGTCCATCATGATGGACGAATATGAAGAAACCAAAGATAAACAGAATGAAAACAAGGAAGATACCAAAGGAATAGTGGTTGAATTATACACCGCGGATCAAGGTCATTACAATGATCCAATTGGTAATGACCAACCGCAAAAGAAAAAGAATCTCACTTATTCAAAGGATAGTGCCGCACTGTCTATAAGTTCTGAAGCCAGAGGCAAGTTGCCGGAAAAAACAATAAACACTATCGAATCAGTAGAAAGCAACCAAGAAGAAATTGACACTTGGGTGAAAAAATATCAAGAGAACCAGATTAACAAATTAAAAGAACAAGGATCAACATAATGGGAACCAAAACACAATCATCGGCAGGAGCATGGCAAAAGTACACAGGTGCTGGTGCATCAAAATCTGTCAAATACCAAACTATACAGTTTGCCGAGGTAATGGACAACACAGACGGTTCAAAAATGGGACGACTGCGAGTTTATATTGTGGGATCTCGTGGTAATAAACTGGACCAGAACAACTGGAGAACTGTGTCCTGGAGCTCACCATTTGCGGGTGCAACCAATCTCGATGACACGATCAAAGGCGGTGAAGGCAAGCCCGAAGACAAGATAGAAAACAGTTATCAAGCCACACAAAGAAGTTATGGTATGTGGATGACACCACCTGACATAGGAAATATCGTTATTGTGGCTTTCGTTGATGGCAACGAGAACATGGGGGTATGCCTAGGTTGTATGTTCCAACCTGGAATAAATCACATGATACCAGGTATAGCCAAGGGTGCGACATTTGGAGAAGATTCACCGTTGGTGCCAGTGGCAGAAGCAAACAGAAAAAGTGATGAAGTCAACAACAACTATTCATTGTATAAGAGCAAACCTAACACAATAGATAGTGTGCGTAGGGCCAAGCATGATCCATTGTTTGAAAGCCTAACAGATCAAGGATTAGAGAATGACAACATCAGAGGACTGACAGATTCATCGGCGAGACGTGAAAGTCCCAGCCAAGTATTTGGATTTTTAACACCAGGTGGTCACCAGTTCGTCATGGATGATGCCAG